TTGCGGCGTGCCCATCTACTGATGTAGCAATACTATTAAATGATACGTTACCATAAACATCTCTTGCCGCAATATTGCTAGTTCCTCCATGCCCTATTGTTGATGCATATGGCATTGATGCTATATTTTTGGATGCATCCGTAACTAATGCTTGTGATGCGCTTAAGGCGCTTAAAGTTACGGCATGTGAAATGGTTAATGTCCCTGGTAAAATAAGGGCACTATCTAAACTTGCAACAACAGCTCCAGTTGTTGTAGAAACATCTATTTGATTTGCGGTGCCAGTTACGCTGGATACGCCGGTAACTAAAGATGTCCAACTAGGAAGGACACTTGGTCCGCCCGATGTTAATACTTGGCCCGATGTTCCTAAACTACTTAATGACTGAAATGCTCCAGTTGCCGCGGTTCCAGCACAGATAACACTATATGGAGTTGTCGTTGCAATTCCAGTTCCACCATATGCAACACCTATGGTTGAAGCGGTCCAACCTCCAGTTGTAATAGTTCCAAGAGTCGTTATTGAAGTTTGACCGACATAAGTTGAATCTATATTTACTACAACACTTCCAGTAGTTGGTGAACATGTAATACGACCAGCGGTTCCGCTAACACTAACCACACCTATCGCCGACGTCTCAATTGTCGCCCAATTAATACCATCGCTTGTAGATTCAAATACACCAGTTTGCGTATTGAATCGAATGGTCCCCGCTGTTCCGGCTCGCGCTGCTGTATTTCCTTGAGGAAGAGTAACTCCTCCCGTACCAGGCAATATGGCATTATTAGCTAGACTTACAACGACATTATCAATATTAGGGCTTGCAACAATTTGATTGGCGGTTCCTGTTACGCTAGTTACTGCATCACCACTAGTCAATAATGATACAACCACGCCGCCCACTTTCATGATAGGGCCAGGCACTGCCCCATCCAAGCTATACCAGAACGTACCATTTGGCATGACAGATGAAACCAAAGCCAGATTAGCAGTAGTAATCTGAGGAATTACAAAACCGTCATCGCTTAAATTGTCTTGTAAATTCTGATTAAGCTCTACATTATAATTTTCTTGCGAATCGCATTGTATATATGGAGGTATATTCACTCAAATTAACCTTCCTGAACAGTATAAAAACCTACTGTAACATTTGCAGCTCCGTGAGATATAAAGTGTAATACATCTCCAGCCTTTACTAGTTTTGCAATGTAACCTTGGGGCACAAGCTCAGAAGTTACAACAGCGAATGTATTGCCAGCAGGTTTAGCTGCTACTGCATTAATGCAATAATACGTGTCAAAACTTGGCGTGCAAGCTATTACTGCATAAAACTTATTTAATGTTTGTCCTGGAGTCCCCATTGCAGATACAGTAGGAACTGTAAGAGTGGTATCAGTGTCCGCAGTTAATGTTGTTGAATAAACAGTATCGCAACATTGCAATCCAAAGCCATTAACTCCTTGTTTACTTTTATCTACTTGATAATTAGTAGTCATTTAAAATCTCCCTAGTTAAATTATTGCCCAAGCCTACTATCAATTGTCCATTGAGCTACTATGCTATCAGTTACAATAGCACTCACTGGCGGTGTAAAATTGATAAGAAACCCAGATTGAAAGCATTGAATTGTTGTGGTAGTACAAGAATCAACAGCAGATGCTTCAACAACACCACAAAAATTATTATTACCTACTGGATTATAAATGGTTCCAACTGGTGCCGTGCTATATTTTGTTACTTTATAATATATAGTTGGGAAATATTGGAAATGAGACGTATCAGTACTCAATAAAGCAATTAACGCTTGCCCAGAATGCCCACCATTTACAACTGGAAGCACATCAATATCAAAAGACTTTTCATAATAATACTGACAATCCCTTAATACTTCATCAGGTGTTTGGGGAGCAGGCCTTGTTGGAATATCTCCTGGAACTAAAGATATAGATTCAATATTAATAGAACTGGCTGTTGATAATGGAGCAAAACCAACAACAATTGCCATGAAAGTGGCTGTATTTACAGCAGCATTTCCGCTCAACGTCCAACCACTAAAGCCATAATCATTATAACGTGAAGTAGCAGAACTACCCACTGTAAATACAGCATCACCTAATAAACTTGTAGCATTAGCGGTACTTCCCAACCCATTGCGAGGTATTTCTACCCATGCTCCATTAAAAGTGGCAGGCTTCCCAGCCGCTGTTAAACTTGCAACTATAGATTGACTAGCTCCTATAGTGCTCGGCAATGCTCCTGTAGTATACCAAAGCGATACGGTGCCTTGAAGTCCGCCGACTGCTGCGGTAGCGGCTGCTATATTTACTGATAAATTATTCTGCAAGGCAGCGTTAGCTAATGGCGCTGGAATATATTGAACCAAAGCAAATTGAGTATTATTGTTTGAAAGAATACTAATGGCTCCGCTTGCTGCTGGAGTTACTGTAACACCATGCGTTGCATTCTGAAATATAATAGTATTATCCCAATAATAAGATGACACATTTGCCGCAGCAACTGTTATAGAAGCAGGAGCAAACTGTAAAGGATTCAAGGGAAAATCCCAACCTACTAAATAACTTTTGATTGGTTTGTATTTTAATAGTGGCAAATAATAATACATCAATTGACTTATTTGATTATTTATTGATGATTCACCATATGTAACCCCAGTAATATTAGTTTGTAGCGGAACTACTTGAATATTACCTAATGTAGTTGGCGTAGCAACCGGTAAAACTATATTTATATTTATATATCCTGTCGCGCCAGTGTCTGTGTTAGCGGGTGGAGTTAATTGTATTGTATTAGTAAATTCTGCATAAACTCCACCAGTATTATTTGCAGTTAATAGATTCTGTGTTGGGCCTGTTGATGGAACATAATTAACAGCTAAAGAACTTCCTGCTGCTACTAACACAGAAGTTGCAACCCACCCATTTGCTGCTCCAACGTTTTGTGGCGACCAAATGTCGGGATTATTTGTTAACCGTTGAGTTAATGATAATCCAGTAACATTAGCCCCAGGAGTTACAGTTAATGTAAATGGTGGATTATATGGATAAGCTGAAGTTCCAGCTACTGCATTTTGCGCTACTGTGACACTTCCTACCGCGCTAGTTGTTAAATTTAAAAACCAACCGGGCGCAATATTTACATTTACAGTTCCAGCGCCAGCCGTTGTTATTGTTAATGGATTAACAAATGATATTTGTGAAAACTGAGAATTGCTTATTTGATTTACAACCGGCGTTTGAGATGTAGATGTAGAAGGCGCAAATTCATTAGGCCATGCTTCACGAGTAAATTGGGGAGTGCCCAATGAATCAACGACTGTAATATAATATAATTGTATATCTCCATTTTCATCATATGGATAATAATATACTGCGATATCATTTCCATTTGTATCTTGAAATGTTCCAGTATTACTCAGAATCATAGGATTCGGCAAAGCTGTATATGTATAATTTGGAGGACTGCCAGTTAATTGATATACAGGCTTGCCTATTACCCTGTTATTATCTTCATAGAAGCTTACAACTCCACCAGCTAATGGCTCTCCAGTTGATTTGTCTACAAAATAAGGGTTTAAATCTACCGCTGTGACATAATTTGAATCTAGAGCCATATGTGTATTTCCTTATTTTCATATGCTAGGTGTACATGCATATTTTAAGCCTTTTTTTAAAGGTTGTAAAAAGATTGTTGACTATGTTTAAAGCATCTGATATTGTTATAGCTAGAAAGTTAACAACGAGAGATAAGATGGCGCATATAGATACTTTAGAAATGTATAAACAGTGTTTAAGCGCTGGGGTTCCCGAATCGCAAGCTATGGCAGCAGTAAGAGCTTTAGATTCTTTGTTTAATGATTTATTGACTAAAGATGATTTAAACAGCGGCCTGCAAAAATTAGAAAATGATTTGAAATTATATGTTGGGAGAATAATTGGAAGCACAATTGGCGGTTCATTTTTATTTGTTCTTATTTTCCCATTTATAATGTCAATAATATTTAAAAAATTAGGTTTATAATAATTAAGGGGTGAGTTATGTTTGAAACAATTATAATGTTTGGGGTTTGTTATTGCATCCTTTGGATTATATGGGGAGAAATTTAAAATTAATCTATTCATGATAATTAGGAGTGCTTTCATCGTGGCCGCCCCACAAGAATTTTCTAAATGGTGAATACGCATGGCCACCTAAAAGACCAACGCCCCCTACGCCGAGGCTTATTCCAATAGGTTTTTTATATTCTCTATATTTTAGCCAAGGATGCTCATGCCCTTTTTTGGTTAAAAATTCCTCTGCCAATTTACTTTCTTTTTTCCATTTGCTTAATTTTGATAATTCATCTAAAAAAGCTTTTGGCCTGGTTTTCCCTTGTTTATATGCTTCAATAATTGGATTCCTATATGGCAATACATTCTTTTGATAAAATTTATTCGCTTCCTTTATTTTCCCTGCCTCTTTCTTTAATCCGCCTCTAATTAAAGATGAGTCCATTTTTTTTGTTACTGTATTTTGTAATTCTCCAATGGTTTCAAGTACATTTTTATCTATATTTCTATTGCTAGATAATTTTCTAGAAGTATCCCCTAAAAATTTATAAAACTTATGGGCGTCTTCAAACGATAAATCAGGATTTTCTAGGTATGTTTTAAATGCGCGGGCCCTATTTGGGCTTATTTGACTATTAATAAACTCTATATCTTTTTGATGTATAAATTTTTTGGGATTTCCTAGAGTTATTCCGGCCTTAGTCGCTGCTTGAGTTGGTTCCTTATACATCTTACTAGCTATATTTTCCGCTTCTTCGCTCTTTGCAAGAATTTCTCCAGCTCTTTTTGCTAAACCTTTCTCAGTCATTGGGAAAGCTTTATATAAATTTTTACCCACAGGGATGAGATTGGCGCCAAGGCTACCAGCTATTGCCCCTGTTACCCCACGCTCTAATCGTTCCTCTGGAGTTCCGTATTTTTCTGCCTCCATTAATCCCATGGTTCCAGCACTCAAGGCAGTCCGCCCTAAAACGCCCAGTCCTTGAGCTAGTTTTGCTTCTGGCAACATAAAATATGGCGCCACGTTCCCTGCAAATTCTCCAACTCCTGTAGCAATTGGCGCTTCTCTTCCGGCTTGCTCATAACCTTTATTCCACCGCCCCATTCCTTGTTTTGACCATTCTGGGGCTATGGGCTGGGTTGCACCATAGAAGGCTTGCATTAATGGATTATAAAAGCCGGCTCCTCCAATATTTGCCATTCCCTTTCCTATGACTGGCAAAAGGCCGCCCTCTTTCCATACTTGAGCATAAGATGGATCTTGGGGATGTTCGGCCGGAGGTTGTTGAAATTGAATCCCAGCCTCTTGGAATAAATCCCTAGGGGCATTAGTGGGGCGCATTAAATCACCAGTATCTATTCCGTATTCTTCAAATAAATCTCTTGCCATTATAGTCCTAACCTCCGCCTGACCTCTTCAGGTGTAATATGATATTTGTTGGCCGTAGCTTGTATATCTGCGTCAGAAGGCGCTTGTCTCTGCTCAAATGCTTGTGCGGCAGGAGCTTGCGGCGCTGCTGCTTGCTCTGTTGGCGCCCTATTCATTTTTGCTTTTCTTTTAGCTAACTCTCTATAATGTTTATTGTTTCTGTTTACAGAATATCCATAATCCAGGCCTTGTCGCAGCTCATCGGCGTATTCTTCGGCATGCCCTGTTTCTTCTCTAATTCTATTAATAATAACATCATTAGTTTTTGATGGATAATTTGGACTTGGCTTAGTAGACTGTACTAACCTCATGACAAGATTAGTGCCTTTACTCCCCTTCACGGTTGGCACCAACTTTAAAGCCAAATCATTAGCAATCTTAGACATTTGCGTCAAAGCTTCCCATTCTTGCTGGTTATATTTACTAGAAGACATTAATTTCTTTAATGCCTGTTGTACTACTCCTGGTTCTTCATTTCCTTTCAAAAGGATATTTTTAAAATCACTAGCAAGGTTGGGGAATTGATTATTTAACTTTTCAAAACTATCTAATTCTGGCTGAATATCAATGAGTGGTTGGGTTTCTGCAAGCTCTTGAGTCATTCGTTTTCTTTCAGCGGTTATGGCTGGCTTCCCGCCTTGTGCCGCTATTTTTTCAAAGGAATTGTTCTCTCTTTGTTTTGCAATATCCTCTAATTCTTTTTTACTATAAACTAATTGCTCCTCAGGTCTAATCCATGATGTGCCATTGTCAAATGGCGCTTGTCCTGTTGCTCCGCTCATTTTTACTTGTTGCTGCAATATTTTCTTCCATTCTGGAGACCCGTGTTCCGCTAACGCATCTGCTATGGCAATTTCTTTAGGGGTTTTTCCGCCTTTATTGCCGCCTTGCTCCCAATATTTAGCGTGGGCTTTTTCAGACGCTAATTTAGCAGCCTGCATTTCAGGGAAGCTCTCCATTTCTTGCTGTGCTTTTCCAGTCTGAGCCTGAGTTAGTTGATTTAAAAATATATCCCTTTGTGCCTCACGCTTAGCCTTCTCTTGCTCCATTTGCTGGCCTTTAATTTTAAAAAGACGCTCTCCTATATCAAAAGGTTCTACAAGCGCTGGACCTCTAAAATCAAAATTTCCTTGGAATGGCATATAACAATCTCCTTATCTCAAATACCCACCGGCATGGCCAATACCGGCAAACCCTGTGTTAGGAGTCCCGCCTCCAAATCTAGCTGGTCTGAAACTTAATCCTCCTCCAGCAGCAGGCATTCTTGTATTTGGATTGTTCCAAACTCGTGGCATGCCAGCAAAATTATTGCCACCTTGCCCTTGGCCAAACCAACCGCCGCCGCCAGTGACAGCTGGACCCAATATGTTTGTCAATAAACTATCTCGTCTGTTGCTCGCAGATTGTCTTGCATTAGCTGCACTTAACCCCCCTTGATATGCTAAATTTCCTTGCCCAGCATAAGCACTCATAATAGATGTGGCTAATGATTCAGCAGCTTCATGGGCACGCTTGGCGCGTTCTTCAGCTGAAAGAGCTTGAGCTCCATAAGCTTTTTCTCTTCCTCCCATCATCCTTTCCATGCCTTCAAGCCCAGCCCCTTTAGCCTCCATTACATTATTTAGATATTGTTGCATATCTTCACTAAGTAAGTCTTTCATAAGCTGAGCCTGTTGTTCTTGGTCATATCTAGTTCCAGCAAACCCACCGGAAGCCGCGCTATTACGAGCTGCGCCCATCATCTTATTTTGTTTGTATTGATATCCAGCACTTGGAGAATAACTACTCATTATATTGTTTAAGAATTCAGCAGGATGTCCTGCCATTCTATTATATTCTTCAGGTACATTCTGATAGTTTACATTTGGGCTAGAATATTGTTCTAGCATTCTTCCATAAACGTCCTGGGCCTGTTGTTGAGCCTGAGGACCTTGTTGAATAAACGGATTTAAATATCTCTCCCCAACGCCTGGGATTTGGCCTAAATATTGATTAGCTTGGGCTTGGGCTTGTTGGATGGCCTGAGCTTGGCCGCCACCGCCGCCACCGCCGCCACCGCCGCCATCACCACCACCACCACCACCGCCACCAGATAATCCCGTCATTAATCCACCAGCCACGGCTCCCATTGGGCCGCCTTGTATAAATCCGCCAATTGCGCCTGGAATAGCCCTGCTTACAAATCTTCCTAATCCGCCTAAAAATGGCATAAGCCTCTCTCCTTAACACATTTCCACAAAACCATTGTATGCTAATACTCTGGCTGTAGAAAAAAATTTAATTTTTGCAGTAAAACTATTGCAACTTCCCATTCTGTCCCAATTCAAAATATTCTGTCTGTAACCCAATGGATGCAAATTTCTAGATACTGTATTACTCCATGTAATCCCACCATCACGAGATATAGTTAAATCAACTCTTGGCTGATATGGAATTGTAAATTCATCTGGAGGAACAAGAGAAACTCCTGTAACATTTGGGTCACAACCTTGCTCTATAGTAAATGAAAAAGTATTAACTCTAAATTGGCTGCTATCGGTTGACCTTATTGTATCTGTAATCCTAATCCTTGGAATATCATAATCTATCTCTTGGTTATATACAGATTCAGGAATATTTTCATTATACGTATCAAAATCCGTTGAGGACAAATACAGGGATGCATTTCTCAATGATATAAAATACATATTATTATTAAAATATGCATATTCTCTCGCTTGATGATAATTTAAATATTCATCCGTTAAAGTAAAGAACATCTTTGTATCTAAATCATAAAGAATTGTCATATTATCAACTGGATTAAAAAACGTTAGCTGATAAAACAAATGACCATCTTGCCGATAAAACATAGCCGTAGATTGAGCCGGAAATTGTATTTTAGATAATTGATAATCTATCCCATCTGTTGAAACAGGCTCAAATCCTTGACCGGTATAAACCATAATAATTGGGGCGTTATTTTCATTCTCAGCCAGCCATACTACATATGTATCATTAGTAACAATGGTGGACGTAGATGTACATCCGTAGTCAACACTTAATGTGTTATTTTTTCTATAATTCTGTAGACCGCCTATGTGTGTCCATATTTCACAAACTGAAGTTCCCATCACCAACACATTAGCCGCTTGAGATGGTAACCTTACAATAGCAAGGGCATAATCTGGTTTGGTTTGTAAGGCAAACTCCCCAGGAGTAGCAATAGTTATTGTAGTGTCAGTATTATATTGATATACGTACCATTTCGAGCCTATAGGTGTTCTGTCATTGTTGCCAAATAAAAAATAAGTATCATGGAATGAAACAAATCCAGGAGTTAATCCCGCAATCAATGTTTGAGTAGTTAAGTTTGGAGAACCTAATGAATAATTATAAATATAAGCATTAGTTCCATCTACAATACAAATCTGTGAATTTAAATTCTCATCAATCGTTACTTCTCCGGTTTCAGTTGCTAAAGTACCGATTAACGTAGGCGACATTGCCATGTTAAACGAATAAACGTTAGGGCCTGCCACAATAATTAAAATATTCCCTCTGATACTTGGAAACATTCCCCGCCCTTCTGCGCCAGGAGGTAATATTTCATAAAAGCGTTGGAAACCAGCTGTATTTATAAGCCAATTGTCACTAATAAACATGTTAAAGGTTTGTTCAGACGATATCTTCTGATAGCGGCCGTATTTGTTGCCGCCTACAATGGCTACATCTTGGCGTTGTGAGTCCGGAGTTGACCGCATTTATATATTCCTTCACCAACCATTAACTAGGTTGTGGTCCACCCATGCCCAAGGTTCACCTGACCGTAGTTAATAAAGTCTAACTTCCCTAAAGTTGAAATTTTCCCTATAGATAAGTCCATAGGAGAAGATTTTTTAGATATCATCTGTTCATAGTGTTTCAGTTTATCCATCAAATTTTGGGGAGTAGTAAAATTGTATGCAATACATAATAAATTGGCTAACTTGTATTGTAAAAAATTAATATAATATTGGTCTAAAACCATTGGCATGAATGTTTGATTAAGAGCACCCCCACCAATTCCCCCAATCTGAGGATTTGGAATTATGGTATTAAGTCCATTAGTGGCGAAATTAACAAAGCTAATAGTACCGTTAACAGCGCCCGCCCCAGATGTGATTAAATTAATACTAATACCTTGTGTGGCTGTTAATATAAACTCACCATTAACTAACGCGGCAGTAACTCCAGGGATAACTCCAGTATTAATGTACGTTATAAAAGCAGTCGTACTTGCATAAGTACCAGCCAAATCAATATTATTAACTACAAATTGACCTGCAATTAAAGTCGCAGGCAATGTAGGGGCAAGAATCGCCCCTAAGTTAGCTGTTGCAGCAGGCGAACTTAAGTCTTGGCTAATAAGAACATTATTAAGCCTAAATCTGCCAGTCGCTTGCATTGGGTATTGTCGGTCTGGAAAGAAATATATAAATATATTCGTTCCACCAAAACATCTTTCTGCATGCCAATTAAAAGGTAAACTTTCAACATTTTGTGCGCGGCCTTGGCCAAAGTATTTATCCTGGCTGTTCTTTCTCATCTGATAACGCACGGTATCTATAAAGAACGCTAACGTTTCCAACTGAGACAAACCAGGGATAAAATACATTTCTTGCCCAGGAACCGCATAAAAATCATATGCAGTATCAAAATAGGGTACTAAATTATCCTCGATTGCCGTATCCGACAAAATCTCATTTAACTTTAGTAATCCTACCTCGACCTGATCTCCTGCTACAGTCTGAAATCCTCGACTTACGATTCCACTTGTATAATAGGACTCAGAAATCAAACTTGTAACAGGATAACTCATGTTTACTCCTTAAAGAGCATCAACATAGCCAGTAATTGTGAACGCAACAGCATCACCGGCCGCAGCGGTCGTAGCATAATCTACTTCAACCACTGGGGTAGCAGCTGCATTAAACGCACACGGACAAGTTACTTGCACATCAAAAGGCGTTGCATCAACTGCGCCACCAATAACTTTAACCATATAACCACCAGGAGCTGCGGTGTTGCCATAAGGAGCAAAAAATAAAGCATCACCTGCATTAGTTACTACTAATGAAGCATTTATTATTACATCCATTGCTACCTGAGGAATTATTGTCGCCAATGCGCCAATAGTTGTATAAGTCTGGCTAGGAACCACTATTCCACCTACTGGAGCAATTGGAGTCATATATCTCATTGTACGATTCTGGCCATAACCAGTTTGTACAAATGGTTCAATTATAGAGCCAGCAGTAGTTCTAATAGCACCAATACGACGCCACATATCATAGTTAACAGGCAATGAAGGACCAACACTTGGAAGTGCTGTTGAAATTAATATCCCAGCAGGAGCATAACTGCTTGGATAAGTACCAGCTGGAACAGTGGTTGTAACGCCAGGAGTAGGGCCTACACCTTGTGCTGCGCCTGCATCTTGGCCATCATTTGCTCCATATACTGAGCTACCAATTGCATATACATAATATACAGTACTTGCAGCGACTGCGCCTACATCAAGGCCATTAAGTCCAGCATGAGCGATACTTACAGTTGTTGCAGGTAAAACTATATCATTAGTATTTGTTGAATCACGAAATTGCCCAGCTGCTACAGTAAATGCAGTAGTTGTAGCATAAGCTAAACGGCCGCCTTGAACATATAAATCTCCAAGATTGACCATCGGATAATTTGGTTGTTGTGCCATAATAAAATTCCTTAAATAAGTTAAACGCTTTGGTTATGATGCTTATTATGGTGAAATCTACATAACCACCTAACTTCAAGCGGTTTTGCATAGTCATCATGATGGGCATCAACCTTTTCTTTCCCGCATATTTCGCAGGGCTTAGAGATAAGAATTCTTTTTTTGATAGCCATACGCACAATCTTGTGTGCAAATTCTTTAAGATGAAAAGAAATGCCATCTGCAAGCCGTTTTTCTCTACGTTTTTTGTTAATTGATTTTCTATTTTCAGCCATAGCATCAGGTGTATCGTACCTTTTCCTATAAGCTTTTTTAGCATGCTCATTTTCACAAAAAGCGCAGTATCCACGCGTTGGATTTTCCTTAACCTTCCCGCATGTATAACAGGTTGCAAGGCGATTCCTAGTATATGCTTTAATGCCAAGCAAGCGTTTTTCGACATATATTTGTCTATTACGCTTAATTTTGCATGTTCGGCAATACCCAGAACTCGCATAAGCTTTTTCTTTTTCTTTTCCACATTTAGAGCAGAGTGGGTTCCTTCCAATGCGTTTAAGTGGCAAGCCATCCTTGATACGCTTCTCAAGACGTTTTTTCCCGCCTTCGGTAGCATACTTGAGATTAGCTCTCTCTCTTTTACACTGGTTACAATATCCACTCTCTCTGCTCTCTTTCTCTTTTCCACATTTGCCACAATATATGCTTCTGGCCATCTTTTGCCCCTTTACTTTTTGCTTCATTTTTGGTACTGTACCGTACCCAAAGCATAGGAGCAAATAAAAACCCTTACATTACAATGAGAATATTAATGCCAGTGAATATTCATCTACCAACGTGCTTCCCCAGAGGCAGTCATGGACCATTCCCATTTGGTTTTGGCCGAACAATGCCCCATAATATAATCTAACTGACACGCCAGTATCTGGGTCTGTTTCATTACCAGTATAGAACGGTGACTGGTCTGGCAATCTTGGCATTGCTAAGAACAATGGGTCGCCTGCACAAATTAAACCTGCTCTATGTGAAGGTAAAACTTTTACTTTCATTCCAGCTACAATTGCAGAAGTTAAATTCTGGTTGTTAGTAGCAGCTGATTGTAAAGGTGGATTTACAAATACAGTTACTTGACTACCGGCGGTACTAGTTGCAGCAGCAGTTGCTTGGAATTGAACTGGGTTTGCACTTGGTTTATGTCCGATAAATGTTAAATAACGAAGATTTGGTTGATTAGCAACTCCATCTTGGAATTGGAATTTGTCATATTGAGCAATAGATAATGGGTCATTAGCATTTGTAGTACCACTAAATGTAATACTATCAATTGCGCCTTGTGGTCCATTATAAGTTGCGCTCACAACAGTTAAAACAGTTCCATTTTGGCCTTCCGTTCCTGCTGTATGAACTGGTAATAGATTTGATTCATACCATTCGGAATTCTTGAATGTTCCTAATTCCCATGAATGAGCAGTTCTGTTACCACGGTCTAAAGTAAACTGATTCTGACCTGAACCGATAATATTTGGGGTTACAGTATCAGCTATATAACATTTGGCCTCACCTTTAGCTGAACCATAGTTACGAAATAATGCTAATGCATTTGCTAATTGAGTAAAGCTATTAATTGGATTAACACCATCACCATAAAAACGATAAGTATTAGTTACACAATTTTGAGCAACACTCGATTCAACTTGTGCGCTTAATTCTTCAACTGCTGCTTTGCCGAATTCTGCCATATAATTTTCTACATTGAAAATAAACTGGTTAGAACTAAATGCATAAGAAACTGATGCAGGTTGATCGCAAACTAATGTTTGTACTCTTTGGTCTGCTGCTTGGAAATTAGCAACTAATGAATTAGTTGAAGTCATTCTTGGTGGTTTGTCGAATGTGACGGTATCACCTAAGTTTCCCACTAATTTCTCAAAGTCTTTAAATTTAGTATTAGCAGTACTTACAAAACAATTTTCGTTTTGTAAAAATGCTAGGTGTGCTAATTGATAAGTCTGCACTTGTTGCAGAATATTTGATGCTGTAGTATTTGGCATTATAAAAATCTCCACAAGGATAAAAACCCAGGCGAAGATAGAACGCTATTTAAATATTAACCACGCAACCATTTTGCGTTTTTCATATCTTTTAACGTCATTTTATTACTATCAACGCCAACCGATGATGATTTAACTTGTGATAATGGAGGTGGTGCGCTGACATTGTTTTGTTTAGCGTCAAGATTTGCTCCAATAGACTTTGCTAATCTTTCCAATTGCTTTCTAGCCATTGGTGGGCTTTTCTCAGCTAAAGATTCTATTTCGGCTAGCTTTCCTGGATTATTCGCCAATTCATACATAATCTCTGGCGTATTTTCCATTTGAGCCGCTAACATCGCCGTGTTTGAAAATTCCGCAGGTTTGAATTCGCTCATTACTTCGTTGAAGTCGTCAAACAACTGTGAACCTTTTCCCATCTTTAAATGGTATTGGTCCGCCAATATCCGTAATTGCTTCTCTTCTTCCTGCTTTGCAAGTTCATCACGGTGATATTTCAAATCTTGCATAAACTGTTCATACACCTGCTGCTTTATAGCTTCAGGGTCGATTTGGCCTTGGCCTGCTGGTTGATTGCCAGCTGTCTCAGCCCGAACCCTTTCGAGTTCGTCACGGTGCTGTGCTTCCATTTCTCTACGCACGCGTTCCGCTGCTTGTGCCTTTTCCCTCTTAACAATGTCATTAACCTGCTGCTGACTTAAGCCTTCGCTTTGTGTCGGCTGATTAATGCTTTCTCCTACATTTTCCTTTGCTAAATCCACTATTGCCCCCGTGACGGTAATCCTTCTTTTTCCGTGAAGTCTTGCCCATTTATACCCGATGAGTCGGTAAGCCTGATTTAAAAAAATAAACCAGTATTCCTACTTTAAAACGAGCAAATTCTTAAATCAAAACAACGAATTGGGGGAAATAAGGGAAAACAAGGGTATTAATTTGTTATTAGACTTTTATACATTGCCCTACTAAAATAAAATATATTTGTACCAAAAGGATTTCATATGGAAAGAATGCAAGACCCGTTGTTAATTAATCTAACGGAGGCAAGACGCTTGGTTGGCATGAGAGACTCTACATTTTATTTATTAAGAAAAGATCCAAGATTTCCAAAACCTAAATATATCGGCGGCAAAAAAAGACCTATGTACATTAGAAAAGAACTAGAGGAATGGGTGAGCAAACTACCGTAATCATCAAATATCCATCAAATAAGATTTTGCCTTATTTTATTGATCCACGTTGAACATTTTTGATAAAATGAAAGTGCGCAATCAAATACATTATCTAAGAGCTATGTTGCACTAAGATTTATCTATGGTGGAATAGACACAACTTCAGAAATGGGTTGCGCTATCTAGTTATTTCTTCACGGACTGTATTCATCTCGCAATCTCTTATTTGCATAAGTTCAAAGCGTATTTTAGATACTTCTTCTAATATCCCATCGATTCTTTTATTTAATTTATTTACATCCTCGCCTATCCAAATTATTATATCTTTATTACAAATTGACTGCCAGTTTATATTAGACATTTCTATTTCTAATAATTCTATTTTGTTTTTTAAAGTTCTGTCTTCATTTCTCCAATTTGGATCTAAAGAATCAACGGAAACAGTACGAGGCCTATTACCAGGTCTTATTTTACTTCCTTGTTCTAGGGATTTTTTTATCTCTTCATTTGTCAGAATTTTCTCATTATTCATTCAATAACCCTTACAACTTTAGTGGCTCTTATTAAATCTGAACCGTGGTGACTGCACATGCTCCAGTGATCTGGATCTGAACAACTATCCCATTGTTCCTGGATAACATACTCTCCATTTCCATTTTCTATTAAACGGTATTTCACTATTTACCCCCAAAGTAGTTATATTCGTTCATAGACGATTCGTACAAGCTTCCCCTTTTTATATCTCTTGCTAAAGGATTATTCATATAAAATACATAAGAATTATTGAGCTGCAAATCCCATTCTCTAGTAGTTGGGTTGTATATCTCTACATGTCCACAACAACATCTCTTTTTATTCATTTACACCCCACAAATAATAAAAATATTAAAAACAATGTTATGCCTCCCAGCAAAAGCCAATCCATTTCTTTTGGGTCATCTTCCACATCAATCCCCTCGCATATGTTTTGCTAAGTCTAAAGCTGTCTCAACAGCGGCCCTAGAATCTTGGGAGCTTATTTTCTCCATTTCCATTTCAATTCTACGATTTTCCATTCCTAACTTTGCCATAACTTCCATGTATTTTATTTCCAGGGCTTGTTTTTCATTAGCCACTTTAGCAGCCTGAATAGACATTTCCCCTTGAGCTTTTGTGGCTTGCTGCTCAACTTTAGCCATTTCAATTTCATGATAAGCCTGTACCTGCTCTTTCTGCGCTTCTACCATTGGGTCTTGTGGTGGATTTTGAGCTGCCTCTTGTTCTTTCTGCTGCAACTCCTGCATAAACTTGGCGGCCTCTGCTTTGAGAGTATCAATTCCACGAATATCCATATTATCCAGAATTGTCTCCAATCCATTTCTATTAATAAATGTAGAGAATATTTCACTTGCTTGCATCATTTGGATTATTTGTTCAATGGCTACTTGCTTTTGAACAGCAGAACTTACTCCTGCCTCAATCTTAACCTGCAATCCATTAGGGTTGTAATTCATATCAATCGAGTTAGGATTATTCGGATGGTTAATAAGCTGATAATCACGCTTGCCATCTGCTTCCATAGTTGGAATAGAACGAGGAGTTACATAGAATTTAGGAATTAAGTCTAAAACTATCTCAGCTATTCTATTAATGCCTTTAATATATCCAACTAAATAAGGAAGACCGGCCGCATTTGATTGCATGGCTCCTTGCTGAATAGCAACTCCAGATATTTGTTTATCGCTTATACCTAAGATGCCATCATAACTACCCAAGATTGTCTGGGATATGGCGGAACTACCATTAAACACATTCTCAACAATTGGAGGGGTTGCAGTTCTTTGAACTTCTCGAGGCGGCGGATTAGGCTGGTCTGCTTTGCCTTCATAGTATGCGTTGTAAACAAAGTTAGACATCTGTTGAATGTTTTTATAAGCATCAACATAATCCTTAGGAATAGATTCAACGGCCACTATCATTTTATGTTGAACCATATTCTCAATTTCCGCCGCAACTGTTTGACCTGCAAAATTAAGCAACTTTTGAATGCCTTCTGCATGATATACAAGAGGGCGAGTAACTTGCATTGAAGCATTGTCATCCGTCTCCCTAATGTTAACCGAGTTACCATCAATAAAGACGATAGGTAAATGTTTATAAACAGTTTTATCATGCCGCAGTATTTTATTCTCGCAGAATATACAACGCTCTATAGTTTCGATTACAGTTTTACGAGTCTCAATAACAATAGGAGCTTGTTCAATAAAATTCTGCTCATTCCAAAGTTCCATAAATCTTTCATAATGTTTTAGCAAAATAGTATGGCCATTAGAAAGCTTAGCCACTTTTTCTTTCTTGCGTATTTTATAAAAGAAATCAGCCACTAAAACTATTTCTCTATCTTGATTCTGATAACTCCAATTGAAAGAACGCAAAGCTGTATTGCGAGTAAAGGACATATCTTTAGTTAATTCAGGGCCGAATTCTTCTTCAAATTCTTCTTTAGTTTTAGGTATTAATTGAAAACAATAAGAACCATCGCCTTTGTGCGATTCTCTAGCTAATGGGTCAAAGCCGATGAGAGTTGGGTCAAATACTCTTTTAACTTTAATGTTTTGGTTAAAAGACATCTCGTTAATATAGTCGGTATAAATATAAGCAGCTGAAAAACCACCAGCAAGCAAATCAGTATAAAAGTTATAATCCATACAATCGTTAGTAGCATCATTAAAGATAGCCCTAAAATGTTTCTCAATAACTTTGATTGTTGCAAGCAACTTATCATCTAAATCCTCCGCCTCAACGCCTTCACTAGCTCGTACCGAAATTGATGGTTCATGTTTAGCAAATTCTCCCCTCATACGAGATACTATTGCCTCTAGTATATTAAATTCTAACGGGGGTTTTTGAAGTATATCTAGTTTTGTTAAATCATCTGTCGTTAATGTAGTTTTGAAAACAAATTTCATAAACTGATTGTATCTATTGAAATTCTGTATAAAATTCTGATAAGAATTCTCAACGCATTTCTTAATTTTTTTTAATTTCGCTTGTTCGTCGTCACCTCTTTCAAACATATTCTAACCCTTCCTTGCGCGATTAATTGCATTCTGCTTATGGCTGAAATCATTTGCCAATGACTTTACTATACTAGATGTAGGGGTTTCCTGCATCATCAAATGAGATACTGGCATAGCAAAGGTTAAACATAAACAGTCTGCTTCATCAGGACTTCTCACCCCTCTTTTCTTCATGTCATCTTTCTTTTCCATGACCAATCTAGAGTTAGAATCAAATGTATATCTGATTCCACATAAGTCGGCATGCAAACTATTGCTGTCAGGTATTTGGACAGGAACATCAGCCAACCAGTCAGCAAGCTTTCCCCACATCTCCGCTCTTTTGTTTGAGTATTTTTGGTCATCTAATGGTTTACTGCCGGCATTAACAGCAACTATGATTTTGTCATGACCCAATTCTTTCAGGCGGTCCACAACTCCAGCCCCAAGTCCACCAACGTCTACAAAGACTCTGTCTGGCCTATGCTTCTCTATTAACATATGGACGATGCCGGTCACCTCCATTGTGTCTTTTTTGACATAACTCTCTAAACCATAAGCTACTCGACCTTGCCTGAATATGATTGATGTTCTGTCATCTCCAAACCGAGCTGGATCCACCCCCATAATGATTGGCCCATACTTCTCTGCTTCACACTTTCTAGATTGCATCACAATATGAGATGGAATAAAGGTATTCTCTCCAGTTAATTGAAATGCTTCATTGGCATTGCAAGGATATTCTTGGCAGAAACTTTTCTCTCCGTCTTGGCCATTAATTGATAAGTCGATAATCTTATATCTGCGCCATGCTAATTGTTCTGGAGTCAGGCCATAGGTCTCTTGCAAATGATATTCAACATGGTTTGGTTTGAAATTTTCAGGAACTTCACGCTTATATTCTTCTTGCCAAAACCACGGCACAAATATAGGGATAAAGTCAGATAGTTTGCTTTCTGCCTTCTGCCATGTCTCGTGGAAGTAGTTACCAACGCCATTAGCTGTTGACTCCATAATGATTTCAGTATTGCGCATATCCGGAACTGCTTGCATGATTCCAGTCGCATGGTCTGCTGCATTATTCCAAAACGCGGTCTCAGAACAATGAAGAAGCTGAATAGTAGAAGAACGCCCAACGTTTTTGTTCTCAGCCGTTCCTACTTTGTAACCAGAATCTAAATCACCAAAGATTAAGGCTTTAGTATTATTAGTTGAAACTACAGGCTTTACTAAATCAGGTGTGTGTTCATGAAAGCGCTGAGCCATTTTAAATAGATTGTTTGTTGCATCTAAAGCATGAGTGAGAATGAAAGTCTGAGTACCAAAATTATGTGTTGTTATATGATAAAAGCGCGCGCCAATGTACGTAGACATTCCCTGTTGTCTGCCCTTGAGTATTAACGCTCTAACTTTGCCGGTTTGTCTTTTTTGTTTTTCTAGCCTTGAGTGCACATATACTTGAGCCTTATTAAGAATTAAATCCTTAATGTCGCCAGACTTGGTGCGAATCTTTAAGCATTTTTTGGCATAGTGAACAAAATCACATTGTAGTGCCAGTCGAATGTCCCTTTCTTCTTCGTCCATGGTTTATCTGTTCATTGTTTATTCATCATCGTGCCAACAGAGCATCTCGCATTTGCTTTCAAATGTATCCATTATAGATGGTTTATGATTGTTTTGATGTTCCTTATCCTTTTTAACTTGAAAAACTGCGCGTATGAAAGCCAAATCTTCTTGCAATACAGGATAACGCTTATCCACCATTTCCATTATTTCAAATTTAAAATTATCTAATCTGTTCTCAATATCATATAATTTTTCATTTAGCCTGGTCATCTGCTCTTGCATTCGATTTAATGGGAATTCTTCCGCAATAGTTTGTTTTATTAATTTCAAGGGACAAAGATGTAGCAATCGTTCTCTTTCATAAGCAAGTCTTTCTTTCTCTGTCATAACTGGAATATTATTTGCTTCCATAATTTTTATTTTTTCTTCTTTTGTGAGTTCATTCATTTAATTCGCCATTCTCTCTTCATTTTCATCCTTCACCCCCAACAACCCCAATAAACAATCGATAGTAAGTTGATGACCACGCAAAACTAATTCAACCAACCTTTCTCGTTCTTCTAATTCTTCTATGCGTTGTTCGAGTTCTTCATTTTCCATTCTTTTACTTCCTGTTCTACTTTATATATTTTTTTATATAGTTTCTTTTCGTGTTGCACAAACAAACGATATGTTTCATTCCCTGAGTTAGATATTGAAGCGCATAATTGCTCTATGTGTTTTATTCTCTTAACAAGACTTATATATCTTTTCTCCCAATATAAATCTATATAGGTTAATCGTTGCTTTTATCTTCTTTCTTCAGCCGTCTCAACGCTTCTTCATGCGTCAATTGTAAAATTAACTTCTGGTCTTCTTTACCGAAGTTTCTCTCGAGCACTAATTCCGCTGCTCGCATATCACCAGCCAATGCTTTTGCTGTGATTTTCATAATGATTTGGTCCATGATAGTTTTATCTTCTATCATCCCATTTGGCA